TGTGTCGTTGTCACCGTCTTTTACGCTGACGTGTGTGGTTGTATTACCGCCACCATCCCGGTCGACGTGTAATAGTTGATCGTAACTTGCCGCTATGCTTTGGCCTTCTAATTTTGCCATAATTAACTCCTAATTAATTTTATACAATGTCTTCCCATTTTCGTGTTTCATTTTCCCAGATGTCATTGACCAGTTGCCATAAATCTCTTGCGAGACGGGCAGTCTGGGTGACAAACGAAGATAGCTTCAATCCTAAATTGAGCATTACTTGGCCTTGTCATCTTTTTTGCGAAAAATCTTATCGTAGTTCTCTCGCCACTTTTTATTAGTGGGAGATGTTCTTGAGAAACTGCCTTTGCCCTGCGTTTTAACGCCTAGCTGCTCTCCATTAAATTTATGAACACCGCCAGACCTTAAATTTTCACCTAAATCTTTCATTCTTTAAAAAACACCGAAATATGCAATTACAGTACCGCTTGCCAGGGTGAAAGCGGTCCACTGTCCGAAGATAGTACATCCCTGCGGAAACGTATTCCCGGTATCTATATCATTACCACTCCCGCTTCCGGTAGCTATAAAAGAAGTGCCGTTTGACGTTAAAGTTGTAAATGTTGAGTCTTCCAGGAATTGGATCGCCACAATCTGATAGCCCGATCTGACCGTTGTGCTGTCTTCAAAGACCGCACCAGCCTGTCCAAGTGCTATATTTTGGGCTTCACTTGTTGAAAATTTTGTATATGATGCCATCTACTTCTTCTCCTTCTTTTTGAGTTTAGCTTTGATTTTGGCTTTGAGTTTTACTTTTGGCTTCGCTTTGGGTTTAGGCTGCTCAACAATGGAGCTTTCCGGGTTTCTTCTATCTGACACCTCTACATACCCGTTGGCCTTTAAATCTTTCACTTGCTGAATCACCTTCCTGTGATCATTCTGATCCGAAACGCGCTTAACTCGTTTATCTTTTTTCCACCAATAATGAGCCATTGTATCTCCTTTATCATTGGGGGGCGGTTAAACCCCCCAAATGATTACTTCCAGGTTAGGATTAGTTATTTACGAATCTGTACCCGCGTTTGTTGCTTGAACTATCGATCAGAACCGTTCCGTATAACAAATCGGCGACGACTTTAGTGCCTAAAGCGTCAATCGAATATTCGGCCTGGGTTCTCACTTCTTGCTGAACTGCTATGGCCGCCGCTGAACGATGAAAAATCGCTCCGCAGCAAACTGAGCCGCCAGTTGAGATAGTGTTGGACATATAGACGTTTATTCCGTGAAGTTTTCCGATAAAGCCTTTTGATGATCCGCCTTCATTCAGAACGCTGGTATTGCCACCCGCATCTGCTCTCCAAAAGTATTTGGAGATACCGTTTGCCGGATCAAGGATGTCAGCCATCATAGTGGGATTAACCACCAGTGAGCAATCGCCGTCCATATAAGGAATATCATTTTCCCCAAGACTTGCTAATGCCGCTTGCCAATCCGTTACCGCAAGGTTATCATCACCGCTTCCGAGTGCTACACTCACATTAAGACCGTCAAGGTCATCCCAAATATCCGCATCGAGCTGGCGGGCCAAGGCCTCGCCAAACATTTTGGTATATTTGGAAACCAAATCTGCCTCGGCCTGGATAGAAAGCACATCTTCAAATAACATCGCATTGTAATAATGATCTGTTATCGTAAGTGAACTTTCCGTTGTCGCAGTCGCGTCATAGGTTACCAGTGTATTAGCGGTTTTGGCTGTCGCCGATTTCAAGTCAATCTGCGGTATGTGTATGGTATCACCAAAACCTTTACCGTTGATCAATGCAGAATAGTCTTCTACTAAGCCTCTGAAGACCGTTCCTCTTTCAAAGTATCTGTAGATGCCGTCAGCCCATAACTCCGGTACGAAATCGTCCGCAGTTGAGGTTGTGTGAGCAGCACCTAGCATTCCACCTGTTATTGCCATTTTGTACTCCTAATTTATTTCCTAAACGAATCCACTATTCCCTGCCAGTTATTTCTTTTTTCCTTGGAGCTTAATTTCGTCCAGTCAGCTATGTTGGGATCGGTTTTGGCCACCGCTCTCGCATTACTGACATTGGGAATGTCGGATTTCTTGGTTATTAATTTTTCGTGAACCATCTTCAACGATTGCAAAGGCAGTTCCTTTAGTTCTTCTCTTTCTTCTTCAGAGAAGTCAGAAAGCAATCTTTCATGTTCAGCTTTCCTCTCAGCACGAAATACAGAAATTTCTTCATCCTGTGCGTCCAGTTTTACCTTTCGCTCTTCTGCGAGCGTCTGCCACTCCTGTTGCTCTTCCAGCGTTTTCTGCCGGTCAGTCTCTATCTGTTTTTTCAGTTGGCTGAGTTCAGCTTCTACTTTTTGCGATCTAACCCGATATTTCTTGCTTTCAGCAATCAGTTCCCCAGCATTGGGCTGTGCCGGCTGATCCTGGCTGTCAGTTGCCATCTCTTGAGCTATTTTCGGCTGCTCTTCCGCTGATGCGCTCTGCACCTGTGTTTCTTCAGACATACTGTCTCCTTTTCTCGCTACACTCTGTAGACTTTGGTTCGTGTTTTCAGCAGTCGCTGCAAATTCTTCGCAATCTGACTGGCAAAAATGTGAGCCACTGCCTGTTCGGCATCCGGCCCTATACTATTAGTTGAAGCGATGACACGCTTGGTCTTTTTGCCGTGAACAAGACTTGTCAAACGCGTATCATCATTCATTCCCCGGTCCTTGGCGATACTGTCGCTCTGAAAACCGTATTTAATAAATAATTCTCCTTTGCCAAAGCGTTTTTTAGCACTGCTGCCCAAAAAACGAAAATTCTTTAATAGCTGACCCGTTAATGTCAGGTTCACCGGACTGGTCTGCTTGCTGATCTGCTTTTTAAACTCTCCATCGCGTTTCTTCTGGGCATAGACCTTGCTGTACTTGGTAAACTGATTACCATCAGCATCTATGCCTTTTTGAATCTGTCTCTTATGCGTTTCAGCAAGCGTTCTGCCAAAACTCTTCAGATCCCGATCCGTGAAAGCAATTATTTTCTTAAAATCAAACATCTACAGGAAACCATAAGTGACGGCAGTTCACTCCGCCCCGGAGCATAAAACCGTCGCTTTTTATCACTTTTATTTCTTTTCTGGTTAAAGGCTGGGCATTTAAATATTCCCGGCATACAGCACGGTTCTTGTCGTCCCTGGGACCATCGTAGCGGTACTTTGTGCTTGCCGGAAGATCAGAAGCCATCTGCGATACCACAGCTTGCTGATAATTGGATATCTGAGTGACAATCACATTGTCCAGCCTCGGGACCGTTGACTTGATATTTGCTCTAATTAGATCTTCCATTTCAAACTTATCCAATCTGTTTAAGATCCCCTGGGCCATTGATGAACGCATTGTAGATGAAACATAACGAGTTAAACTTTCTATGTTGTACCTTTGGATATTTTGCAGAGCCACGAGTTGTGTCTCTGTCGCAACCCCAAAAAACGGCAAATCAGCAAGAACAGTCTCCGTTGCAGCCATGTAGGCGTTAATTCCGGTAGAGAGGCCCAGCTCTTCAACAAAGTATTCCGCAAAGCTGAGTGCCGCGAGGATTGCCAGTATTTCTTCAAGTGAGAGTTCTTCATCTTCTAATTCCTGTGTATCGCTGATAAACTGCTTAGTAGCGTCATCCAGGCTGCCTTGATAAGACTTGATAGCATCGTCAATTGCTGCCATTAGACGCTAAAATATTCAGTAATCGGTTCTGTGGTTTGTTATTTTCAGAATTCTCCGATTGCAGTTGTTCAAATCTCTGCCTGTCTTCCTTGCTCGCATCTGGATTGTTCATATCGAACCAGTCCTGCTTACTTGCAAGCCCAGTTTTAAAGCGCCAATCCCAGAGAAGCACTTCACTCTCCGGAGTCAAGGCGTAATTCGGCTCTAAGAAGTCCACACTGTAGTCTTCACCAACATCTGTGCCGGTTTCTACCTGGATAATCTTGCGGTCCACTTCATAACGCCGGTGTTCCCATGGCCGCCAGGTGTCTTCAGTCATTGCACCTCTCTCGTCCAAATTTTCCATTTCTTCAATGGCTAAGGCAGACGCGGATGGCGCATTCCCGGAATTATCCCGTGCATACTTTGCTCTTATATGATTGTTATTTAATGTAGTCTCCACTAAAAACCGTGTCGCCTCTATAATCTCTGTCAAACTCCCGCCGCTGTTTGTTACACCAAAGTTTGCCCCTTCAGGCAAATAAAGTATTTTATCAGTTCCGATAGTAATACGGCTCGCGTCATCAATGCCTGAAACAAACTTTATCCCCATTGCGCCGTACTTGATGGCGATACTCAGCTCCAAAAGCGCTATATTCACCGCTAAATCAGTCTGAGCCACATCAATAGCGTTGCCAACATCGAAATCACGGATCGGAGGATAGCGGTGAGTGAACGTAACCGGCAAAACACCGTATGGATTTATATCCTGCTCGTTCATAGAGACAATTTTAGAATTCTCATCAATTAAATAGTGCCTCCCCGGCTGACCGGCACGCTCTTCAGTCCAGACTGCGTACATGGGAAAGTTTATTCTGGCATTGCCTTGGAACTCTATTGGGAAACATACTCCAACAGGCTTATCTCTCGCGTCACCAGCCAAAAATAACGGCTCAAAGTGAGATAAGATCTCATATTCCACCTTTTGCGTAGTCTCGTTCCACTTTGAGCGGAAAGCCATTGTGCCAAGAAGAAATGTCAAACGCTCCAGTAATCTGCGCTGCGCATTCAGGCTGTGAACCGTGATTGATTCCAAATAACTGTCTGATACTCGGAGGCGGGGAGGTTTCTTGTACGTCATTGCGCGTAAAGAGCAAACTCGCTTTGTCAAGTTGTTTACTGGTGTCACCGTCTGACGCAGAGTCTCGTTTCCGAAGTACTTGGCTACATAGGTATCAATATTGATTCCTTCATAGAAATCCATTAGATAATCACGCTCACGAGTACGCTGGTTCTCGATATAGCGCAATTTCTTCTTTAAAGCAGTGGTTACCGCTTCCTGTGACAAGTCCGGAATAGTCAGCATTCTTCTATCTTAAAGAGAAAAAGACTACACATAATCGATTACACCAGCCATCCTGGAACGCATGGGAAACACATTTACATAAAAAAATCGAAGTGAATCTGCCGCATGATCGAAGCGGCCATCTTTTAATGGGAGTTCTTTTAACTGCTGCTCCTCACGATGCTCAGGATAACGGTAATTCTCGTAACTCTGGATGGATTCCACACACCTGGGAGCAACAAAAAAGTGCGGATCTCCGTTTGCATCCTCAAACCAGCGCCTGACATGACCCACTCCGGCCACTACGTTGCGGGTAGTGGTGTCTTTCTTGTACTTCAGGTGCATGCCATGCTGTTTAAAGACATAAATATCGCTCACTCCACTCTGAATCGATACCCCAGCTCCCGCTGGATCGCAATACATACCGTTAAAAGTGTAACCCAGTGATTTAATCTTCTTTGCAAAATCTTCAGTCTTCGTGTTTCTCATTGAGACTTCGTCGATTTGAAAAACAGTTGCAAGTCCGTCGGTGTTGTGCTTGACCTGGAGAATACATGCGTGACATGCCCTGTACCCGAAATCCAAACCGATATATGTGGGTAGAGACGGATCGTATCTGAGATCGTTCTTGATCTGCTGGAATCGGTTGAATGGGTAAACCTTGCCAGCAAAACTTGTAAACTCCGCCAGCACCTCCTGACGTACAGTCTCATCCGTGAGAGTTTTGCGAAGCTCATCTAAGTCGTCCAGAAAGTACGGTGAAATAGTGCTGGGGAACTGCCAGCTCTCCCAATCCGGATAGTCCGGGTCCGCTCCACGGCGAAACAACTTCTCAAAATAGTTGAATCCCCT